ATAATTAGGTCTTTCATAGTTTACCATCCTTTTCCAATTGTAAGATTTTACCCAATCCCTGCCCTTCCAACGATTTCGTGAAGTCAAGGGTTACATCCTCGAAGGGGTCTAATCCTTTAATACTTGTACGAATTGCGGTTGTAATCTTATCGGGCACTGTTTGGAACTTATGGTGGATGTGCCCTTGTCCATCATTCTCCACCTCCGCTACGAAAATATCACTAAACAACAAGGGGATTTTGTTTCTTAGCTGCCCGGTCATCATTGGCTGCCGGAAGATTCTCTTCGTGAGTTCATCCTGCTTCATCTGCATGTGGCCAGTCATGTAGATTGTCTTACCTAATGATACCAATGTGCGGCATACATTAGTAAAGACCGTCATCTGCGGACCATAATCATCTTGCTGCGGCCAACTACCCGGCCTTCCGTTGATTGTCAGTGTTCGATCCATGATTAGATCGAGGAAGGTAGTTGCACTATCCATGCCGATCACATCGTAATCATCGAAGAAACCGTCCTTGTATCGTTCCTCAAAATCCTTCTGCCACTCCTGATATACGATATTCTTGTGGGCGGTTACGTTATCACCGCCCTTTGCCTTACTAAGGGATTGCACGTTGAGGTTGAGGGAGTCAGGGAAGAACTCCTCATATTCAACATCGTATCCTCGCAATGATAACAAGGCATTGGGGTCGAACAGGTAGGCAAACTTCTTACCCGGAAGGGTGAGGAATTGCGTTGTCTTGCCACTGCCGGTGTCACCGAGAACGAGGAAACGATGCTGCGTGGTTGCTTTGCTGTCAAGGGCATTTGCCACCTTATTCTCCTGACTCAAGTTCCTTAATACGCTTTCCCAGCTTCTCCGTCTTTGCCCTTTCATCCATCCAATATTTGGAATATCGAGCGGTCTCTTCCTTTTCAGCCTTCGTAAATTCTTCCTTCAGTTTAATCAATTCTTGATTAGGAGCTTCCGCAATTGATACTTCGGCAAAACTACCATCTGCTGTGGTAGCACGGCTGAATATTTCCATAAGTACAGGAATATCTGAACGCTCTACAATATAACCGTAGTAGCCAATTTTGATTTGAATTTTCATCTGCCTTACTCCAATTATCAATAGTTAGTTTTGAATCAACGGTTGTTCATCTTCGTACCACGTTACTGCCTTCAACACTTCCTTGGCCTTACTCCATTCCGTTATTGGGAATCTCAGGTTCCCATTGTGTATACCATAAACGAGTGGGCCGGAATACATACGGCAAGTTACGTAGGCACCTCCCTTGTCGAGAGAGAAGTAACCTCGCATACTGTATCGGGCATCAATGGTCATATCATTCACCCTTAATCAATTTATCAAGTTTGAGGACGTCAAACGGTTCCCACCTCTCCTCAACATACCCGGCGGGCACCTCTCCCAGTTTCGTGGGGTCACTGCATGTGCTACAAATGTTGAGGAAGGGACACTTGCTGTACTTGCCATAACAGTTATCCTCATTGCGGCGGAAGGTACCTGCCTCCAGATTCCCATACTTCTCATATTCCTTCGTCTCGTCTTGGATGGCACCGATCCACCGTTTCGTATCGGTGATCCATTCTTGCAACAAGGACCATTCATGCGCAACGGGGACGAACTTGAAGGCATCATGTACCTTCTTATGGACAAGGGAACAATCAACCCACACATCTTGCAACTTCGGGTAATGGATGCTACCCATCATCTGATAGCCTTTTACTTGAGAGGCACTATTCCAGCTTTCGAGGTAGTCACTGTCGAAGTTACCTTTGATACGATAGAGGGTAGTTGTCTTATGTTCGAGTACGTGGATGCCACCTGCGTAATCAACAACCTTGTCGAGTTTTCCAACGTACCACGTATCATCAAGGCCTGGGAAGGGCATCGCCATCGGTTGTTCAATTCCGAGGACGGTGCATTCCCGGATCATCCTATCTCGCTGCGTTGCATAGGAGTAGAACATTTCGTGTGCGGTGCCGGGTGTACGAGCACCGAGGTCGTCCTGCTGTTCCATTGTGAGGTCGAAGGTGTAATTATCTTCCTCCCACTGTTTGCGGAATCCTTCCATCGCTAGGTCTACACGATTTTCAATACTTTCATTCTTGCCGGCACCCCACATTTCATCCATGCCGGCATGCCAACTACTGCCAAAGACAAGTGCTGGAGGCTTAAGGCCACCCCCATCAGTTGTCCACCCGAGGACATGCCTCATCAAGTATTTACGAGGGCACTCCTTGTAGGTGGAAATCATAGTATTATCTAAGTAACGGGATTGCTTACTAAAACTCATCACAATCTCCCAAGGAAACGCTCTGTACTTTATAAGTAGGTGTAGTAACTTGTACTGTATAAAACATCCCTACTGCCCTTAGTACATAGCAGGGCATATTTGTTTTCTCTGTTATCCTGAGAGCTTCTTGATTTGCACTGCGACGGCTAACATGCTTAATAATAGGACTATGACCACCTTGAGCATATACCATATAGAAAACATCAATCTTTTCTGAGTCGTTCACAACCTTACTCCTATTGTCAATCGTTAATAATATGGAGCGTCCTATTGGATTTGAACCAATGACCCTCTGTTTGGAAAACAGATGCTCTGCCAGCTGAGCTAAGGACGCATTCTTTTGTTACCCGTTATCGAGGATGAGGTTTTTCTCCTCATACTTGTCGAACCTATATATCAAAAAGTTAACGCAGCCGAACCACTCCACCATGATTGCAGTCGCAACGGCTACCACAGAGGGCATGTGGGAGACAATCAAATAATCATCATGCTCGGCATCTTTCAATCCCTCCTTGAGGGCATCGAATACGGCGGCAATATCCCATTTTGCATTGGTTGGAACTGTCAAATGAATGAGGGTGCCGAACCGCTCGGCATCACTGTAATCGTAACCGCCGTCACCTAGGATAAATACCTTCTTTCCCATCGTCTTTTTTCTCTTGTTGTTATACGTCTTTGTGATGCACCCTACCAGAGCATATCCCAATTGACTGTTGGACCTTCTCTGTTCGTTTACCTTGTCATCAATAAACAACTAATAAGGTGCATCACAAAGGGCATACATACTCAGTTGAGGGGAACAACCGAACGGCGGTATGCCAGCGCCTTCGTCACCTAACGCAGGGGGATACGTTAGGCAGCCTTCTTCGCAGCCTTGACCTTTTCCAGCAGCGCGGCCAGGTCTTCTGCACTCATGCCACTCAACGCAGCCGATGCACGCTCAAGCGGGGTCTTCGTGGTGCGGGCACGACGGACGCCCGGCTGCCAACCATCAACGAAACCCTGGATTTCTGCAAGGGGCTTCGCCTTGTTCACAAGGGCCAGGTTGCGGATGGCACGGCAGATTTCTGCAACCGCCAACTCGTACACGGTTTCATCACCATACTGAGCCACCAGACCCTTCAAATCGTCGGCCACGTCAAACTGGACGATGATCGGTTCCGCAAGTTCCTTACTCTTTGCCTTAATATCCATTACATTTTCCTCTGCTGTTTTGTCCCCTTTGTACGGGGGCGGGTTATGCCTACCTGTGGAATTACAGGAGAGGCGGGTTCTTTGTCTTTTGTTTCTTGTTGGGGAATCTTTCCAATCAATCGTCTAATCGTGTGTCTATACTATTTGATATCGTCGTCGCTGTCAACTCTTTTCTGTCATCATCGCAGTGTGGACCATAGCACACGAATGAGAATCACTATCAACACAAGTAACCAAAACTGCACGTAGGTCATGTTATACTCGGTGCTGTAACAAATTGTTACGCTGCATTTTATAGAAGAGGTGCGATGTTCTGCACCCCTTTGTTCATTCCTTCATCGGCTTCAATAATCCCTTGTCCTTCATATATTTCATGAGAATGTGAGACCATTCATTTGCCTTATCCCAGTTGCCGCACCGAAGATACGCACCGATGGAGGCAGTAGCTCGGCATATATCACGGTGCGTTGGGGCTTTCACCCTCGTTTTTGTTGTTGTTCCCGAGGTCATTCTTCGTCTCCTCCGTCGATTCTTCCGGTGTGACTGGTTCGACTTTGCTGCCATAAGGTACAACGTGCGGGGCAATGGCGGCCTTAGCATCATCTACGAGATTGTGGACACCCGTTAGGTCACCCACAAGGGATACAAGTTCCGCTTTCAGATTTTCAAAAATCTGTTCAATAGGGTTCATCTCTTTTCACCTTCATTGTTGCGACTGATTAATTGTAGGCAACCTACGCGAGGCCACCACCTTTTGCCACTTGCATCCTCTACTACATAGGATTCGTAATCACGCATGAAGCCACACTTGAGGAGGTTCATCCATTCAACGTCATCTTTCTTTATGTGCCTTGTCTTTAATATTTCCTTCTCATTGTGGCAGCACCTCGGATAAGTCCCATAAGGGACAACTTGTACGATTGTACCGAGGTGGATTTTCTTCCCTCGGCCGGCGCACCATTGTACTATGTCTAGAAGAAGAAATCTTCCACGGCCACGATGATTGGGAGGTTCTTTCATTTGGATATTGTATCACTTTCTTGAGGGGTTGTCACTCTGGCCTCTCCGGTGTGCGTCGGTCGGTTGGCGGCTCGATTCCTCGATTCTTGCGGATGTCGTCCACCAAACTGATCGCGTTTTCTCTAGCAAGCTTATCCACTTCGTCGTCACTCATTTCATCATCAGCGAAGCATGAATTTCGTTCCGCCCAGTATTCGATGGCCTCATCACGGCGGCAAATGGGGCATGGGATATCCTCCATTGGCTCGTAAAGATTGCCCTCTCCATCGCAGTTGTCCGCGTCGAAAAGGCGCCCATCAATGCACACGCTATCGGGGTAGCGTCCTGCGCCAAACTCATAGCCTTGGTAGTTGCACATCACCCCACCCCCTCAGTCCATTCGCCTGACTCCTGCATGGCTGCGTCGATGGCTTGGTCGATGTATCGAGAGTCATCCAATTCATCAATTCCTTCGGCAAGCAAAAGACCATCTAGACCATAACGGTCAGGGACTGCCGCATTGCGCTTTACGAACATCTGTCTGCGCAACCACCGATACCGCGCCGCATCCCTCTCCGCCGCCTCCAGCCGCTTCGCCATCTTTTCGATTTCACAGGCAAGGCACGGCTTGCCGACTTGCTTGTCCCTGTGGTCCGGGCAAAGATTATTGGCTAGTGTCCCAGACGCCTTGATTCGGAGAATGGCGACCTCTTTGGCCATGTCGGTTATGGTGGCGTGGTGGGTGTTGTACGACCACGCGGCCAAGTCCTGCATATCCGCTTTCGATAAGCCACTTCCATCTGCGATCTGCGCGAGTGCTTGCATTGGTGTGGGTGCTTTAACTGCCAAATCCTCCAGCATCTTGTTCATTGTGTTTTGTCCTTGTGGATATGAATGTCAGGAAGATTGCAAGCGATGATTACGATAAGCCACCAACAAGCCCAGAAATGCTCCGAAAGTATCTCAATCATTTAGCGTTCTCCTGTAGGGCGGCGAACAGTTCCAACCAAGCTGCCCATGCCGATTCGTCGTTGGCGCATTTATTGGCCACGATGCGCATGGCATCCTCCAGCTTGGTGGGCTGGGCTGGTGGCTTCGGCCAGACGGCTTGTAGTGCGCGAACCATGTCGCCTTCGTGCCACTCTTCGGGCAAGCAATCCCGCTCTCGCAGTTTTGACCACGCGAGTGTGACGATTTCGATGTAAGGCCATTCGCTGCCTACCACCCCCTCATCCGCCTCGATGCGCTCGGCAGTCTGATCTTTACCGCAGACCCGATAGCCGAACTCCTCCCTACAAACGCAACGACGCTCCGGGCGCTTCTCGTTACACATTCCATCCGAGTCCACCGCCCTGCCATCGCCCTCGGCGTCGAGGATGGCGAGAAGTTCGTCGGCGCATGTGCGTCCCACCTCGGCAGCAGCTCCGAATCCAATTTCATCGTGCGCATCAGCAGCTACGCACCAGTCGCCTGCCAACTCCCTCAGCTTGTCTTTCATGCCTGCTTCTCCTGTTCGTCGAAATGTTCTTCGGCAAAAGATTGAATTTCGTACGCGAAGTCGTACAACTCGACGCTCAGGCCGTACTTTTCAATCAAGTGCCTAGCAAGATCGAGCGCCTCTTTATCGGGTCCCATCACATTTCTCCTGTTCGTCGCGCGGCAAAATAAGCGACGCAAAACGGGCCATTGTTGCTGCGGCGCTGGCGAATTTTTCGTGCGCATCCTTCATCTGTCTCACAGCGTCAACAATCTCTTTTCGGAAATCGTGACCTTCTCCTATTGGATATTCCTCACCAGGCTTAAGCTCCTCAAACTTGTCGTGATAGGCTGCTTTATCGGCAACCTTTCTCAACTCGGTATGAGTAATTTGGACGATGTATGCGCGCTCCTTGCTGTACTGCGCGCCAACTTCGGTAATTCCCAAAACCTTCATGACTTAGACTCCTGTTCGTCGCGGTAGCGAAGGGCGGCTTGCCATGCCATATAAAGCTGCATTGTCCGGTTGTCCGAGTAATGCCACTTATTCATCATTGGCGGAATCGGTGCATGCCAGATGGTGTTGAGAAAATTACTCTCGGCCCACCTCTCAAAAGCCTCCCGGTGCCTGTCGGTCATTTCTTATCTCCGTAAAAGTCATGTTTACCAATCCTACATAACAGCTTCTCATGTTTCATCCAAGGAGCATGATGTCCGTGTACGATGAAGTAGGTTGCGCCGGGGCATATCTCCTTCCTTGTCTCCTTATGTATCTTGTGTACGGGGAGGGAGAGGTAGAGGATGAAAAGGGCAGTTGTCATCTTTTGTTCCTGTTTTTCCAATCCTCTATACATGCCTCCTCCGCCCTCTCCCATAACCAGCGAGGCGTGTCCTTACTCCATTCATGTAATTTGGCTTCCACCACCTCCTCAGGAACTTCCGGTATTTGGGGGTATTCATCCTCGGGACTCATCAATTTCCATGTATCATAACCAGGGATGCTCATTTGTATATACCGTGAAGTGTGTGAAGGATGGAGATTATACTACCGAAGATTAAGATAAGTGTGGTGGAGATTATCAATATTGTGATGATGTATTCACCATCTTCCCTTTCCTTTTTTTGCCCTATTCTATCATAATCCTGAAGTATTTGTTCATATCTCTTTTGGTCAGATAGTAGGTTATCTCGATTTCCCCTTCGCAGCATGGTTATTCTCCTTCTTCTTTCAGGCAGGACTCAATAAATACACCTTGTTGAAAATTAGGGTTGCTTTCTTTGAAGTAATCACAGAGGGTTGCTAGAAGGTTAGAGGTATTAATCCTTCGATCACTGTAATAATCAAGGGAACAATTGATACATTCTGCAATTGCCTCGTAATCTTTCCTGCTCATCGCCATTGTTATTCTCCTAATTCCCGTTCGTGTAATTCAGCTTGCATTATTTCCGTCAATCGCTCTAAGGCGGAATGCCTCAAACGCCTGCCCATTATCCAGTACCAACCGTTGTGATATTGCACCTGCACCTTCTCATTGTAGAGGGCAGCCCAGGCATTCTCGAAGGATAACATGAAACGGTCAATGCGGATGAAATTGTCCAACCTTTGAGCGGTGTATGTCTCTCTTTTACGCGCAAGGCGATGGGAGAGACGGCGTTGGTATGCGTTTGTCATTTTATTACTCCTGCAATACCAGACATGCCCCCTCTTTATGAAGAGGCATGACTTGTGTTACGGGAGTACGATCAACTTCCCTTTACGCATGGCATGCGTTGCGGGCTTGTCCACCAACACGGTGTTGTAATCGGTGACAAGTCGCCATGCATCGGCCTGTTGTTCGGCGTACTCTGCTGCCTCAGCTTCGGTGGCGAAAACGGGCATCTTCGTATGGACTTCGCCGGGAAGGGTTACTTGTGCACGGTAGGTCATTCGTCTTCCCCGAAAGTTTCTGCCCATTCCTCTGCGGTAATGCCTGTCATAAGAAACTCCCTTTGATCGGGGTTGAGGTTTGGCATTGCCTTTTGAATCAGCATGCCATTACTCCATTTCTGGAGTTGTTCCTCCGTAACTGGAATATCCAATGTATGGGATACTCCACTAAAAGTGGACGTTTTGGTAATTTTCATCTGTCAATCCTCGATTGTTTGTTATATGCTGAGATTGTTATTATCCAATATTGCGAATTAGATTCACAATGTCAGTCTCGGCAATTGAAACCTTTTTTTGGCAAATCTCACCTTTAGGATTCTTTTGAAGCATCCCTTTCCAGATAGTGAGGTTGTCAGTACGACGAATTAAGGCCGATTTCCTGCGGGCATTAACGCGGTATGAGGCATTTGAACGCATCTCT